TGGTAAGCAGGCTCCAGCAGAACGCTGGATTAGATGCGCTTTCCTTCGCATTCATCTAATCTTTAAGAGCAAGCTTGTCTTTAAGGGACGTAGAAGTTTTCGTTTGTGGTACGGAGCAACCTTTCTCTCTTTTCATGAGAGAACCGAGTTCAGCAAATGGAATTGGACCAGCTGGTTCGGGATTAACAAAATTCGCCCATGTAGTAACAGTGAGCGTGGGAGTAGCGATATTCCCAGTAAGGACAAGTGGGGCAAGGACGTACATCTTAACAGTTCCAAAGAACCCTTCATTAACATCACCAGGAGCGGTAGATGTTAAGAGGTCAAGATAAGCACTAGGAGCAACGTATGGTATATCAAAAGAGACAGTTTCATTGGCGCAAGCAGATAACGTTATACCTTCAAGCATCGATTGAGCATACATATCATCAGTAGCTAATTGGTTACTGGTGTTAGCAGTATTCCAATGTGGTAACCATACAATGAGTATTTTCCCTGCATGAAAAGTAGTCGAATTTAATCTAATCTCAACGTGCACCCCGGCACGAAAGAATTTAAAACGATTCAATTTCTCATCAATATTAGGAATTTGAAAGAGAACATAGGGAAAAGAGATCTTTTTGACCATAATACCGATGGTGTTAGCACCAGACCAGGTAAAATAGTCAACTAAATAAGGACGGGACAATAAAGGACCAAGACCTTGATCAGCATAAGGATCAGAATGCTGATGGATAGGAGTAATAGGGGCACCAAGGGCTTCTTTAACTCCAACAGTATCACGAAAAGATGTAAGTTGATTATTTTCTTGAACAGAAGGTTCAGCAACCTTTCTTTCTTCGTGAGCGAAACCAGTCTGAGCATTCTCAGAAGTTTTCATTTGTGTTTTAACGCCAGTGAGTTTCTTAGCACCTACAAAAGCAATGTAACCAGGAGGAATAGGTACACCACAAGAATAAGTATCACCACAAGCGATATAACATCGAAAAGTATGCGCTATTGTAGTACCAAGTTCATAAGTATTGATGCGAGCACCAGGCCATTCATAATTTTCATTTGGCATTTGATGGCATATCAAAGGGAACATACCATAGAACGGAACATCAACTTCATTAGTGTATCGAAACTTAGATACATTAAAAGTACTACCTGCACGATCAGGAAGATCAGGAAAATATTCAAGTGGACCAAATTCATTGATATAAGTATTTGAAACTCCAACCACAGTCGTGTCCGAGTTATCAAATTGCATGAATTTGTAACGAATATTACCCCGGTGAAATAAAAAGCAATTTTGAAACATAACCCATTGACTGTTGGTCTGATCAAGGTTAGTCCAATCAAAACCACTTATAGTTTGATCAAAACCAGCACCACCCTGGGCAAAAGAGCAAAAAGTGTATCTATGGAAAAGATCAATAAAAGATTGTACAGTTTCACCGTGTAAAATCTTATTAATGAGAGTCACAGAACAAGGAACAAGAGATGGGAAAACAGTAGCAAACTCAGCACGAACAGTCGCTCGTCCTTGAGTTCTAACACCCTTTCTCTTATGGACCTCATTATTATTGTTTGTTTTTTCTTGCTTTGACATAGGAAAAGCAGGATTAGGAGAGTAGACAAATTGATAAAACAAATCAGTTGGTCTGTCACAAACAAAATCTTCAGCACCAGATTGCCAGATCGCATAATAAACAGTGGTGTCAAAAGTTGAATTAGAAACAGTTGGTGGAATAAGTAATCGTACAATAAACATACCATTACATTCACCATTCCAAGTCGAAGGAGCACCAGAATAAAAATTTGGTGGAACAACAGGCAAATAGGGCTTGTCTTGAAGATAAGGAATCATAAATGGAACATCCGTATCACCACAAATGTCAACAATCATAGAAATAACATCACCAGATGTGTCGTTGAAAAAATAAGCAGACAGAGAAGTGTCTGGATACCACTCAATCCTAACACGGCATGAAACAAATTTGGAGCAGGTAAACTGGATCTTATACTTAAGTCCACCTCTCCAATAATGGAACATAGAAGCGAGTGTACCAACGGGAGTGAGAGTCCAAGTTGTAGCGTCAATATTGTTGGACATGAAAGTAGGAGAGACAGGAATCGTGGTGATAATTCCATTAAGTCCAGTTGCAGCATCAAAAGATAATACGCGGACAAGAGCAGGGAGCAACCTATAGTTAGCGAAATTCTGGTAGGGACCACCCATTTCGCAGAAGAACTTTGACTCGGTTGAAACAGAATTTTGGGGATCACAACCGATAGGCTCAGCTGAATCCAAACCGCAAACAGAGGCAATTCCAGAAGTCTGCCGCACCAAAAATGGGTCGACAGAAGAAACATTAACTGGATAGTCATATCCAAAATAACTGGCAATCCACTGACCAGCTTTAAATACAGCTGAAGCAGCACTTGCGATACCACCATAAACTGGAACAAAAGAAAAGGCACCAGCAACACCAGATAGAGCACGAAAAACACCAGATACCACACCACTTTTGGACTTTGCGGTCTGTTCCTTTGCAACCGGATTATCGTTGTCGCCAACCAGGTCAATACCGGTGCCACGATAGGAACTAAGCATTTGCGCATGCATCCCAGGACGATAATGAACACCATAAGCGATAGGATTGCGCCATAAAAGCTCATCTCTGGGGAGAGAGGTAAGATCTTTGTGCTGTAAAAAGAACATGGCAGTCCAACCAATACAAAGTCCAATAGAGAAAAGAAACAAAGTAAAGGCAGATTTTTTAATAAACTCTTTTGCTCGCTCTCTCCTGTTATTTGGAACAAGTAATCGTTCAACAGTTTTACGGTTCTCCAACCTCTTTGCCTCCAAGTCCTTATCACGGGACGATTGCGAGGTCTTTGTGGGGGAAAGTCGGCCAGTCCTCCCTTCAGGTGTTGCTTCAGATCGATGAGTTTCAACAGTTAAAACAGGTTCATCTTGTTGTTTAATGGGTTGACGATTTTTCCAACAAGCTTGAGTTCTAACATCTTTAAGTCTAACGGCAGGTTCAGCATTATAAGCACGAGACTCAATAGCATTGATATTCGCCCAATGTTCATCGAGCTCAGCAAGAGTAATATTATCTTGCATAAAGAAATCAATATATATTCTTTGCATAGAGCGAATTTCAGCAACACGTTTAGCTTCTTGTTGTTGTTGATAAGGGGTTGATTCCCAAAGTTCAGGCATTCCTTCATAATCTGTAACATCTTCAATATCAGTAACAGTAATACTACGAATATAAGGACTAGAATAATGAATATCTTGAAACGAATAAGGTGGTAAATCCTCATCATCAATTTCATATTCAGGATCAGATAATTCCTCACTTTCAACTTCAGTTTGAACTTTTTGTTTAAAGTATTTACCTTGGGCTTTCATTCCTGTACGTTTGATAGTTTTATCATTAACATAATCAATAAAAGCTTTTCGTACAAGTTCCAATTTATGAATAAGTTCTTCAGCTTCAGAACCTCTCATCACTGAACGAGCAATAACATTGGAAATAAAATCAGCAAAAATCGTTTGACTTCCATAAAAGGTATACATACTTAACAATTGTTCAACAACTTGAGTTGGAGTAAAATCTTCTTCTACTAAAGAATAGAGATAATGCTCATCAAAAATTAACTCAGGAACAGGTGGAGCAGGTTGGGAATCAAGATCTTCCAAATAACAATCATCATACTTTCCTTGAGTATGAGTCTTACCTTGCGTTTTAGCGGTGGTTCGTTTATAACCAGAATTCCAAGCAGTAAGCTCAGCATCACGTTCATCCCAAGTCTTTAAAATAGGAGCAATTCCAAACGAACTAAGACGTTCATTGATTTTAAATTGATGTTCTTCATAAATGTGAGGACCCAAGTGAAAAATAGATTCAAGACTTTGTTTAGCAGATTCACGGGTTCCTTCACGAAGAGGTAAACGATTAGTGGTCCAATTCGCAATATCTTCACAATGTTCCTTTTGCATAGGAGCAGAAACTTGTTGAAATTCATTTTGAATAAAAGTACGCTTAAGAAATTCAACCTCAAAACAATTGTAAGTATTGATTGTAGCGGACCAATCAGTTTCATTAACAACAATAGGGCGCTTTTTAAAATCAGTTAATAAATAACCATAAGCTTCAAAACCTTTAACTAATGCACCCATTCCAAAACCTTCAAGAAATTTAGTCCAGGAAATAATATGATCATCTCCAAAAGTTTTAACACGAATGTGTTTAGCAACAAACCTAGGCGAATACCATTTTGTATCCCGTTTATGCAAGAACATAACAGCAGAAACAAGACAAGCACAATAAGTATGACAACAATTAGAATGAGTTGTTAATAAATTACCAGATGGATTTCCATGAACAGCTTTATACATTATATTAAAAAATACATGCATACAACCTTGGAATACTCCAAATAAAAGAGCTTTACGAATTCGTTGACGTTGAACTTTAGAATAAGATTTTCCAGGTAACAGTTCAATATCAATATCAGGATCGTTGGCTTCATAATGTTCCATTAAGCATTCAGCATAAATGGCAGAAGCATCAGAAGGTGTATAAGCATCTTGAGTTGTAATATCACCAGCACCAACATGATTCTTGGCATATTCATCAGGGAACATATCATTAAATAATTTGTCCCAATCAGCAGATTCAGGATTAATACCAAGTCCAAAATGAGTTTTATTGTTTGCACGCATAGCATTTTCAATAAGATCAAGGAAGAGCATGCGCATAAGAGCAAGAACTTCAACGGGTAAACTAGAAAATAGACGAGTCTTTCCAGCTTCAACTTTTTCATTAAGACGGAGTTCATCCTTCAAACAATCAGATGCAATAATCAACTTTTCAATAGCAGTAACCACATCATCCCAATTTTCTTGCATTAAAGATTCAGCAAGAGAAGCAACAGCATCAATTAATTTAGATTTTGCAGTTCGACGACCATTAGCATCTTCATCAATAAAATCATGTTTATGATCACAATGTTCGCTTGGTGTATTATGTGGATAACCAGGAGAAGTACGAGTGTCAACAGATTTAACACGTCGATATCCAACAGGAACATTGAGAGCATCATTAATTTCAAGAGCTTTGGCAGTAACACGTTGAGGTACATCAAGAGCAATTTTCATACAAGCCTTAACAAGATTCTTCATAAAAGGATCATATTTCTTGTCAGGTGCAACCATTTTCTTAAGAGCAAGTTCAGCAGGACTAATTTCAATTCCTTCAGCATTTGTAAATTTTGTAAGTTTAGCAGGATGCCTGATAGGTTCAATAATAGGACAATTAGTACCAATAAGGGTAGAGACAATTTCCGTTTTGCTTGGAACACGAATAGCATATTTAATTTCAAGAATCTTTCTAACATCTAAACCATCAGGAATAGCAATAGCAGGTTTAAGATTTCCAGCATTAACAACAGCAATAGTAGCATTATTAACCTTTTTGCCTTGTTCTTTCAAACGAGCAACAAGATTATGTGGTTTCCAAGGTAAAGCTTGAATATCAGATTGAGTAACCAATTGACAATAAGTAAAACCTCCACCACCAGCAACATGTATACCAAGAACTTTTCGAACACTTCTTGGGTTAACCATGATATAAATATTACCACAGTCACCATCTTCAGTATGGATAGCATCAGAAAGAATTTCAAGAATATTCTTTGCTGAAACTTCTTCTTTATCATCATCATCATATACAACACGACCAAAATAATTAGTTTGTTCAGCATATTGTATTTCATTTTCAGTGATATAACCAACTGGGGAAGTTAAGGCGTTGGAAATATCATCAGTAGAATCAATAAAATGATGATAAACAGACTTAAATTGAAATTTAAGTGTAGGAAAATTGAGAAAGCAAAGATCACGACCTTCAAATCGTTCATAATCAACTTCATCAACAGTACAAGTTTGAGTAGTACCTTGCCATTCAACAGAAACAAATTTAGCATTGGGGCGAGATAACTTTTTAATAAAATGTCCAGCAGTGACAACAACATTATCATAAATACCATGACCTTCAATATAATAAGCATCACCGTTATTCATAATAATTGACAAACGAACTTTATTCTTTCGAAAAAGGTTAGCAACATCAAGAGCTTGTTTATCACCTTGTACTTTAGCAACAAGTTTAGCAGATGGCATAGCAACAGGTTCTTTCTTTTGTCCTTTCTTAGGGATCGTATTTTCATATTTTCCTTCAGTATGTGGGGAAGCGATACGGGTAACAAGTTTATAACCAGCATAGAGAGTAAGAACACAAGCAACAACAGCACCAAGAGCAAGTAAAGCAGAAACAATTTCAACAGTCCAACACATTTGTTCAATGGGTTTAAGAGCATCTTTAATATCTGGCATGGTGAGTTCATCATCAAGGCCAACATAAGCAGGATCAGGTTTACTAAAATAATTTCTAATAGCTTTCATTTGAGCACGAGGAGTTATAGGAGAACTAACAACAAGTGTATGATAATCAACAAGTTCTTGGGCACAATGGTACTTGTACCAAATCTCCACAGCTTCTTTAACAGCTTGTTCACCTCCTTTAATTTCATGACGTTTGGATTTACCAGACGTAACAAGATCTTCAGGATCTGAATAAATAACAGGTTCCCAACCTTGATGTATACAATAAATATCATAAGGTAAGTGATCATATTCTGTTTTAAATGAGATCAATCTAACAATACATTCATCACAAATTGCAATACGACAACCACTCACAGTAGTAACAAACTGGCTATTTTTTACAATAGGATTGAGGTAAAGATTTTCATTTAAGTCACAAAATGGACAAAAGCCCATTTTAAGACAATATTTTGCTAGCACAGCTTTACCTTGAACATGGATAAGTGGAGGTAATTTAATCAAATCATCAACCACGTTATTATTAGTTTGAGTATCAGCAATAGCACGTTGAAATGCAGTTTCAAGCAAATTTCGTTTAGGATTTTGACGTTTTGTATCGAGTTCAAAAATAAGTTTTTCAAGTTCATCAAGTGTAATAGGTACACCTCCAGTAAATTTTCGAACCGAAGTTTTAAGATAATCGTTTTTAGGTATCAAAAATAAATCATAAACATCAACACTAGGTTCAACATCTTCATTAAGGACAATTCCTTGTTTAAGTTGAGCACGAACCATAAAATCAAATCTTCGATAAAAAGCATCAGGTTCTCTAATTCCAAGATTAGAATCAGTAGGAAATTGATTGATAGTCATAACAACAAACTCAGAAGTGAAGAACTTAATATTCTTCTCTTCAATCTTAGACATCATCAATGGGAATGCAGTATCATTAATAAGACGAATAAATTCATCACATTTAGGTCCAGTAAGAGTCTTATCATCAATCTGACCAAAATCATCAATTGAATATACAAGTTGGTTATTATAAGAATCCCAAAATTTATCAGTTACTTGTTCAAATATAACTTGATCTTTTGGTGTATTTTGCAATTTTCGATGACGGAAAGCAAAATCCATTCCAACAAAGGCACGAAGTCCAGATTTTCCAACATCTGGAGGACCAATAAAACAAACAACAGTGGGTCGTTTGCGTTTACATAAAGAATTCATTTCTCGTTGTGTTTGATCAAATTCAAGTAAAATCTCAGTACGAGCAGTTTCATAAGGACGATAATCGACATGTGTGCGAGCCTTTCGGAAAGTGGCGCGAACAAAATCAATCTCTTCTGTATCAGCAACAAGCTTGAGAATTTTATGAAAATAATCAGTATCATGACGTTTATTTTTATGTTCAGGTAAATTCTTGATTTGACGTATAACATTGGCTTCACCAATAATATAGCGAATCTTTTCCATAATATGGTCAAGACCACGATATTCATAAGGAACACCGTAGACCATTTCCCATATGGTTTTATAAGCATATTTAATACCTTGAACAATATAACCAACAAGATCATGCATTGTACGAATTGCGGTTCCAAGAGCACCGAGTTTCTTAGCACGTTTTTCATCCACTTTAGCATCATATTTGCCAACTCCAAAAGTATGACCAATTAGAGTTACAAAGGTGGATATAAGATTTTCAGATTCTTCGGGATGTGAAAGTTCAGTAAGTCCTTGAGTTTTCATAACAGGACCAAGAGTTGTTAATCTCTTTACAATAGCATGAGCATAAATAGAACTAATCAATCCATTGGACAGAGCTATAGATCCAGCAATACACAACTGTGTAGTTAAATCTTGAGTTCTCCAAATGGCAATAATGCCAATAATAATACCAACAATTCGTTCTAACATAGCAAGAGTAGAAATAGAATCGAGTGAGCTTTGAGCTCTAGCTAAAAGTGTTTTCACACTTTTGGTAATATCACCAATTTCTTTGGAAACATCATCAAGAAGTTTTGTAGCTTGAGGGGATAATTTGTCAAATGAGGTTTTAACTTTAATAGGTATACCAAAGTCTTGAAACCACTTAGTAGTCTTTGACATAAGAGAAACATCAGGTGTTTGTTCCATCCTTGTTCTCTTTTTAAGTTGATCTTCAGCTTCTTTAGAAACAGCTGGAGTATCATCTTCAATCTCAATATCAACAGAGACAAATTGAGTAGGAGTATCAGTATCAATAGTTTGGGAGGTTGTGAGTTGATTAACGTTTATTTCTTTAGTTTGTAAAATAGACATAGCAACCGAGTTTAAATTTAAATGCATCGGTACCTAAAATCAACTTATTCATCTCAACCTGTTCTTCTAACAAAATGATTAAGACCATGTACGATGGCTTGAACAACTCGCGCGAAAACAACCAATAGTAACGACACACAAAGTAGATCGATAGTGGGGATTTTGATGAAGGGGGAGCTAGCGTCAAAAGCAGTATCCATGAAGTAATCTTTGGACAGTATCCAAATTATGAATAGCGTAAATTGGAATTACAACTATACAAATTTCCTTATAGACTTACTCATTACGTTTATACCCAAATAATTACATACGACATCATTACCTTAAAAATCTTAGTCACTTCCTGTGTCCATGTAGATGGAAACATTAAGCAGAGCCAGAATCAAATCGAGAATTTAATCTAAATTTTAAGTTTCAGGCGGGATCTCCAGATCCCTTTAATAGAACAATAATTTGTACTTGCATACCACGGCGGTGTGGCACAAATATCTCAAAAAGTGTTATAATAATACAAGACGGCTGATGCGAACATCAGCAATCACAAATAATAGTACAATTTTCATAACCAAAAGGTTAGAAAATTTAAAATAGGATAGTTTCTTTGCCCTTTACGGGGAAGAAAAGAATGTAGATAGTAAAACATTCTTCAGACAATCAATAATCTTATATTCAAACATAAGTTTGCAACATATTAAAATTAAAATACATATAATGTTACAACAATAAGTTATATAAATTACGATATCTAACGAATGTAGTACACCTCAAAAGGTG